AAGCCCTCTCTACCCTCAAACAAGAATTACTAGGAAAGGATAAATAATATGAAAACAATTATTCCAAAAGAAATTTATACAATACAAATTGTAAACCAAGAGATAAAACCAACACTGTTTAACAGGTTTAAGACTAAGGTGTGGAACTTTATACTCCCACCACACATAAGACTTGGAATCAACTTAAAGGATAAACAATAATGAAAGAATTAAAAGAAAAACTACTAAAAAGAGTGAACTATGTATTGGATAGAGAGGGTTTGAACGATGAGTATACAGATATGGAAAACAAGGCTCTTTTGAGAGAGTTTGAACAACTCCTCTTAGAACGTGATAAGGAAGTGATAGAGATTGGTTACAACTCAGGATATTTAGATGGAGTTTATAAAAGAGAAAAAAGAACTAGAAAATTTGAAGATGTACTTAAAACCTTAAAGAAACAATAATATGAAAATAAAACAGTTTGCAAATTATGCTTGGACTAAGTGGTTTGCATGGTTTCCAGTAAGAACTACTAATGATGGTGTTGTTTGGTTGGAAGCTGTAGAAAGAAAATTAGAGTCTGCAAAAATACCTAATGTTTTTCCAAGTACATGGACTATCTATAGAAGAATTTTAAAGGATAAACAGTAATGAAAGAACTAAGAGAGAAAGCAGGAATATGAAAATAGGATTTAGAAAAGGTACAGAAGAAGATTTAAGAAATATGATTGAGAATGGCATACAGTTTGCTCATGGCTTCAAAGTATTTCAAACTAAGAAAATAGAACCAGTTAAAGAGGAATGTGAACAATACAATCAATCAGATCACAGCTATTTATGTAGACAATGTAATGGACATGAAGAAGATCACCCAGTTAAACCCACTACTAAGAAAATAGAACACATTAGTATGCCAGGGGATATTTTTAAATCATCTAAAGAAGCAAGGCTATATGAGAAGATTTACGAAATTATTGATCACTTAAACAAACACTAAATATGACACCTAAAGAAGAAATAACTAACACCTTCCTAATATTTAGTATCGTTTGTATTAACCTCTCTTTATGGATTGGATTAGTGTTTCTAGTTATACTATAGAGATATGACCGCAAATACCCCATCAACTAGACGAGCTAAAGGAAAGAACTTTGAACGTCAAATAGCAATAGATTTAAGGGAAAGCGGTTTAGATAAGAAAGCTAGAAGAATGCCCTGTTCTGGAGCATTAGAAGATCTCAAAGCAGATATTATCACCTCACTACCTATTCATATAGAAGCCAAAAGGCAAGAGAAGTGGAATGTAGATGAGTTTTACAAGCAAGCAGCGTCAGGTAAGAAACTACATGAGATTCCTATTGTAGTAATGAAAAAGAATAATAAGAAGGCGATGACAATGCTCTCATGGAAAGACTTTATCTGGTTATTACAATTAGCCAAAGAATCAGGAGGATTAGAAGGTCAATACGGATTCCAAAAAAGAAAACAAGTAAATAAGTAAAGTGTTATAGTGTATAATAAAAGGTATGGCTAGACCAACAAAAATGACTCCAGATATATTAGAGAAATTAAGACACGCTTTTGATATAGGTGCAACTGATGAAGAAGCCTGTACATCAGCAGAAATAAGTACAACTACTTTATATAATTACCAAATAGCCCATCCAGAGTTTCTTGAGGAAAAAACCAGTCGTAAAGAAAAGCCGATACTAAGGGCTAGACAGGTTGTTGTAGATAGTTTAGAAGACCCTAAAAATGCTCAATGGTTCTTAGAGAGAAAGAAGAAAGACGAGTTTAGTTTACGATCAGAAGTAACAGGTAAGGATGGTAAGGATCTTAAACCAACTTTCGTAGTACAGACAGAAGAAGCAAAAGAGTCATTAAAAAAACTTTATGAAGGATCTGATAGCACTAACAACTAAAGGATTCCTTGATAAATATAGATATATTATTCATGAGGGAGGTACTAGATCAGGAAAGACTCACAGTATTCTTTCTTCTCTGTATCATATAACAAACTCAAGACCATCAATTTCATCAGTAGTATCAGAAACATTCCCTCATTTACGCAAAGGGGCTATTAGAGATTATAAAAGAATCTTAGAAACTCAAAACGCTTGGAATGAAAAGAAGTGGAATAAAACTGATTCAGTACATACATTAAAAGAAGATAGGATACTAGAGTTCTTTAGTGCAGATAATTCAGATAAGGTACATGGTCCTGAAAGAGACTTTTTATTTATTAACGAGGCACAAAACATATCTTACGAAATAGCTAGACACTTATTTGTCAGAACAAGAAAGACTATATTTATAGACTTTAACCCTACCAGAGAATTTTGGGCACACACAGAACTTAAAGATGATCCTAAAACATTATGGATTCATTCTACATATAGAGATAACTCATTCCTTACACCGGAGCAGGTAGCAGAGATTGAAAGAAATAAAAATAATAAATCTTGGTGGTCAATCTACGGAGATGGTATTATTGCAGAGAGTGAAGGAGCAGTTTATAGAGGATGGAAGTTTATTGATGAAGTCCCACACGAAGCTAGACTAGAACGAAGAGGGTTAGATTTTGGTTATTCTAATGACCCCACCACTATTACAGATATTAATTACTATAATGGTGGATATGTTTTAAACGAGAGGCTATACCGCAAAGGAATGAGTAATAAACAAATAGCAGACACAATACTTGCTTTAGAAAAACCCCAGACGCTAATAGTAGCTGATAGTGCAGAACCTAAGAGCATTGATGAGATTAGGAGTTATGGAGTTAATATAATACCTTGTGTAAAAGGCAGAGATTCTATTAATCAAGGTGTACAATATGTTCAGGATCAACAAATTAGCGTTACTAAAAGATCAACCAATTTAATCAAAGAGTATAGAAACTATATGTGGGACGTGGATAGGGATGGGGAATCTCTTAATAAGCCAATAGATGACTTTAACCACTGCCTCGATGGTGTCAGATATGGCTTTGATTCATTAAAACCTAACGAGGATGAAAGCACCTTGCCCGATGATACAATCTACTTTACAAATTGAACGCTGGTATATAGATCTAGCGTATAATAATAATAATTCACCAGCTTATGTTGATATGGTTGCAGATATGGCAGAGCTACAGAACGGAGTCTTTACTTGTATATTCAAGATAAATGATGGCAATATATGTGACTATCTAGTAATAGAGAATGATACTTATGTTAACTTTAGACCACCAAAAACTAATTAGATATATTGATACCAGCTTACGCAAACAAAAGTATGGATCAGCTACTCTCACTGTAGTAGTAAAGAATGGTATCCCACAAGTTCAAACAGCTCGTCTAGTAAAGATGAAGCGGAAGAAGTATAAAAAGATTGACAAGGTAGTCAAATAACTGTATTATTATATACACTAAGGTATTAAGCCTTCATGCTTAAAGCCCCACTCGAGAGAGAGGGCTTTTTTTATTATGAATAAAGACGCACAACTACTACTTAATAGATACGATGCTTGGGATAACTTCATAGAACCTAAGAGAACAAAATGGGCAGAATACGAAAAACTTTTCAACAATACTTTACAAGATAGTGTTTCAGCTTTAACAAAGAGTGAGATTTTTGATCCTGTACTCTCTACTATGCAAATAGAGAGATCTAATAGGGTTATGGCTACTCTAATGACTGGTAAGTTTAAAAACATGAGCAAGGATGATGAGGCTAGTACCAAGCTAATGAACATGACAATGGATAAGTACGTTATTCCTAATGCTAACTCACAATTTACTTTCTTAACTAAATGCAGAATGGTAGACCTCTATTCTAATATCTATGGTACGTTTCCAGTCTTTGTTGATTGGACTGCCAAAGAAGATGGTTATGTTGGTCCTGATATGTGGTTACTTAATAAGAGAGATGTATTTAAGCAAGTAGGTGCAGTATCAATAGAAGATTCAGACTTTGTTATTATAAGAACCTGGAAATCATTAGATTGGTTCAGATCAGTAGAGAAACTAGACGGTTACAAAGATGTAGACAAAGTAATCAGATTGTTCTCAGATAGAGCAGGAGAGAAAGAAGACCGCAGATTTGAAGATAAGACATCAAGAGAATATCAGGAATATAACGAGGCTATTGCAGCCAAGAAGTCAGGATTCTTTAAAGTCCTCTCAATGTATGAGAGAGATAGATGGGTAGACTACGTTCCTGGTGCAGATACTATTATTAGAGACATGGATAATCCAAACGATGATGGTGAGCTACCAGTCGTTGAGAAATATTCAATGCCTTTAATTGATGATCCAGAAGGTATGGGAGATAGTGAAAGAGGCAAGAGTCAACAGATGGCTTTAAATGGTATATGGAATCTATACGCAGGTGCAATCAAGATGTCTATATTTCCACCTGTTAAACTTAACAAATCAGGTATTGCAGCACATAATTCAATTAAATGGGGTCCGGCTGAGAAGTGGTTAGGTAAGACTGACACTAACTTTGCAGAGGTTCTTAACTTAACCCCACAAGGTACTGCTACTTTCAACAACACTAGACAAGCTATTTATGGATCTTTACAGCAACAGTTTGGTACTTCATTTACTAACTCAAGCGAAACAGATAGTCAGTTGATGGGTAAGACCCCACAGGCTTTAAAGATGCAGGCTCAGAGAGAAGGAGCAAGAGATTCAGCCGACAGATACTACATGGAAGAGTTCTTAACCAAAGTGCTAAAAAGATTCGCTACTCTTATTACTAAGAAACAACCAAAGGCTTTAGAGATCAGATTATTTAAAGACGAGATAGATGAGTTGTTCGCACAGTACCCAGACTTTAAAAAGATGTATAACGATAAGACTGGTAAGATTAAGATTGGTAAGGGTCAGTTTAAGAATATGTTGTTTGATTACGAGATTGTCACCGGGTCTACATACCTAAGAGATCAAAAAGAACAACAAGATGATCTAACCTCAACTCTTTCACTCTTAACTCAAAATCTATCACCAAACCAAGAAGGTGAAATATCATCACCATTAATTGATCGACTTAAACAAGAGGGTAGAGGAGTAGAGATAAGCGAACTCGTTACAAGGATTCTTTCTAATTCAGGAGTACAAGGATGGGATAAAATCGTTCCTGATTTAACCAATGGAGATAAAGACCAATGGAAAACAGATCAAATGCTACAACAACAAAAACAACAGTTTGATATGGCTATGCAACAAATGATACAGCCTAGTATGAACCAAGTACCAACAGAACCACAAGGAATGCCACCACAAGGAGGAATGCCAAATGCCTAACGCTATAAAACCAGACTACTTTAAAGATTTAAAGATTGTAGCCAAAAAAGAGAAAGAATTACCAGTTCAGGATAAAGAGGAACAAGCACTTGCTGATATGTCTGAAATGGCAGGTTGGAAGGTCTTAGAAGAGCATATTAACTTTTTAAAGATTAGCTTAGATTCATTGCTTAGTTCAGCTATGACTAACGGAGCTAGTTATGAAGAGATT